TGCCGTATACAGCGCGTTCTTTTCCGCCTATAGAAACGTTACCATGAAATATCTCTAAATTAGCAATCGCTCTGTTTTTACGATCTACAAATTCTTTTATAATAAATTTTTCTTGAGAATTAAAAGAGTAAAAACCTTTATAATATTTCTCTAAAAATATTTCTGCCCGGTGCTTAGTAGATGTTTTTTGGGTATTAGTGTACAAACAATTTAGTTCGTATGTTTCAGGTAACTTAAACTGATAACAATCATAATCATCAGCTAAACCAATAAAATATTTTTGGGTTTTAGAAAGCTCTACTTTGTCTTTAAACGTGTTGTACATTAACTTTGCACAACTTGTTGTTTCTTTTACTATAGCTTTTGCAATTTTATAAACATTTAAAGCTTTAACATGGGACAAATGATGATCAATGATTTCAATATTTTTTCTATCCACTAAATCAGAATGCTTAGATACATCTAAATCTAAAATATAAATTTTATCAAAATCGTTAGCATTATTTTGATCTAAAAATGTTAAAAAGTCTTTGCGAAAATTGGTAACTGTAGTGGTTTTAAAAACAAGTTGCCCAGGTTTAGCTCCTAATGCCCAATGTAGCATTAGTAATGAAGCAACTCCGTCTAAATCAAAGTCTGTAAAAACGTATATCTTGTTAAAGCTCACTATAATCTATTTAACCTACCGGCTTATATTTTCCAGCTTATTTTCTAAGTCAGCTAATTCATCTAAACCACCACCGGATTTGTTACCGGTTAAACCAATATACCCTTTCTCTTCAGTTAATGATAAAGTAGTATAGTCTATACGCATTGCTGTTGCTCCGTGTTTAGGCCCTAAACGGTTCTTTACCCCGGCTACCTTAATAATACCTAAATCTTGATCGCCTTCTTCTTGGTAGATAGCCCATACAACGTCTGCAGTAAACGCTACACCTAAAGATTCACTTACGGTATCCAGACTTGGTTTCTCCATACCTTCACGGTTAGTTTGAATAGCACTCACTACAGGCATGTTAAAGAAGTATGACAATGCTCTTAATTCTTCTGCAGCTACCTTACCTTGTTCATAAGAATTATCTCCTTGCGATGCCTTTATTAGTCCAAGATAGTCTATCACGAGTATATCCGGTTTTATCCCAGCCTTTACTAAAGATTCAAGATAGGCCTTAATACCTGCTACAGTAATGGATTTCGGTGGGAATTCCTTAATGATTAACTTACGCTTATGTGTATCGGTTACTCCTTTAAAATAAGAATCTAAAGAGGATACTTGATCTTGAATATTGTTAATAGGGATTTTAGAAAGATGGCTACTAATACGTTTAGCATACATCATTTCAGGCATTTCTAAAGATATAAGAACTGTAGTTAAGCCTTTATTAGCCATATTAGCTGCTACATTACCCAAGAAGATAGATTTACCCACGTTAGTCGGTCCTAAGAATAGATAAAGTGCTCTACCGTTCTTCATTAAACCACCACCTATCTTATCGTCAATAAACCCCCACCCAGTAGGTAATACTTCACTCTTTGTACCTAACTCTGTAATAATTTTTTCGTAATCACCGAAAAAGTCTAAACCAATATCACTAACTAAAGTAATATTACAAGCTTTTTCAAATAAACCTAAAAACTTAGAGTAATCTACGGACTCTTTAGATAAATCATCTGCTATCTTTAATACAGTGTTGTATACAGCTTTTTCTTTAAAAAACGTTTCAGTATTAGCAATAAGCTCATCCATATTGAGCTTTGTATCGTATTGCTTATATGTGGTTACTGTGTCTTTAAATAACTTTAAATCTTCTTCTTTACTAAGATATGTTTTAATCTCAGTAATGGTAGGTAATACTTTACGTTTTGCGTAAAAGTCTTTAATAATACCTATAACAAGCCTATTACCAGGGTTCTTAAAGTTATCTGGTGTTAAATGATCGTATACAAGTGAGGTATAGTAAGAGTTCGTTAAACATTGACATGCTACAATGTTCTCAAAGAAATCACTATTAACTTGCAGGCTGTTCTTCTTCATACCTTATTATTATATATTAAAGATAAAAAAAGCTAAGGTTGCCCTTAGCTTTTCTTTTTATTCTTTTGTAAGCTTTTCAGCTTCGTCAAGAACTGGGTTACTTGACCCGTACCCGACTTTCTCTTTAAGAGTCTGTTCAAGTACCGGCAGTACCTTATTGTCCCAAAACTCGGTATCGTTTTCCCAAGTCTTTCTGTAACCAATCTTTTCACCATTGAGTTGGAATGTAGCACCGGTTTGCTGTATAACACCAAACGCTACTGCCATATCAGCTAAGCCTGCATAACGACTTAAACCAGTACGGAAGTTATTGTATAGTTCTGCCTTCAAGAAAGCAGGTACAAAGCGGTTCTTTACTGTCATTGCTGACAATGTAACACCACTTACGTTATGAGCTACAGCGATTGATTCTTGTCCTTCGTTTTTATCAATCTTCTCGTTTCTAGTCGCAAGCTGAACCAACAAAGAAGCAAGATAAATAGGGCCAGAGCCACCGGACTGCTTTTTAACCAATTCAGGATAGAGTGAAGTTGGGTTGTCATAAATGTGATTAGTAAAAAGAATAGGCACACGAGCCTTAGCTGCTTTAAAGGTTAAAGCGCGCATCATAGACTTCATTGCTTTAGCCTTTGTACCCATATCTGCTGCATCCTTACCTTCTGTAACGTCGCGAAGCTCTTTAGCACTTGCTAAGTTACCAAGACTGTCAATAGCGATAATAACCTTTAAGTTAGGGTCATTAGCTGCAATAATCTTATCTAAGAATGTAGCGATTTGGTTGCGGCAATCTTCTACAGTTTCAACTGGGTAGTATTTTAAACGTTTTGGATCAATACCAACACCTTCAGCTGATTGTTTATCTACTGCTGCTTCCGTATCCCAGACAGCAGCAAAGTAGCCCTTCTTTTGAGCGTTCGCAATGATCTTATTAACAATAAGCGTCTTACCCGCACCGGAAGGCCCGGAAAAACCAGTAACCCTACCAACAGGAATACCCTTATAAAGAGATCCAGAAAAGATAGCATTAAGTGCATAAGAGCCGGTATCAATCCAGTCGCCTACAATAGAAAGAGAGTTATCATCTGAAAGCAGAGATGCATCTGCATTTAGTGCATCTACTGCCTCAAAGATATCTTTCATTGACGAAATCTTAGTCTCGTCATTGTTTTCGTCTGTACGTGGTTTACGTGCCATATTAGTTAGCGTCGTCAAATAACTTAACTACAGGGGTGTTTGCATTAACTGTTGTAGTTTGAAACATTTGAATATATTGAGTGATCAAGTTAGCTTCTAACTTAGTATCACTTTGAACTACAGCACTCTTTGCATATGTCCAGTTAGCGAATTCATCACGGTTAGTAGTAAACTCTCTAAAAAATAAAGGATAAAGCTGTACTTGTAGTTTCTTGTCTGGTGTAGGTGTAACATTCAAGATACATGGCTTGGTAACCGTAATTGTTGCATCGTCTTGAGAAACAAGAGTAGCAATAATAGTGCGTTGAATATTATCAAGGAATACGATAGTTTGGTCTGTGCTCATATAGTTATATTAATATAGTTTTTGTTTTAATCAAGGTTATTGACGTGGGAATTTAAAATAAGGTGCTTTTGCATTAATAAGATACTTGTTGAGTAATTTCTTGTGAGATGCACGAGTAGGAACAATATCCCAACCACCACGTCTTGCATAGTAACATGTCACCATAAGTTCTTCTGGTTGTAATAAGTCCCATAAGCGCTTATAAGCAGCTTCACAAATTTCTTCATGGAAGTGACACTCGTTACGGAATGAAACGATCCACTCTAATAGTGATTGCTCTGTTACTGCTTTATTACCTTTATAATAAATAAAGATATCACCTGAGTCTGGCTGCTTTGTAATCTTACAGTTAGAACGCAACAAAGTACTCATATAAAAGTGTTGTTCTGTTGATTCGGTTTCATTAGCTACTAATAGATCAGCGTTTTCGTTAAATACAGTAAACTTAATTTTTTCTGCACTTTTAATCTGTTCTAACGGACGCCAAATATTAGCACTATGATCTGAAAACCAGATTCCTCTATCTGCTTCAGTTTCAGAGTCAGTAATTTGAGAAAATAGTTCTACCTTAACATCAGTCTCTAATAACAAAGATAAGTCTTTAGAAGCTGTTTGCTTAATGTTCTTAAGTACTTCTTTAGTGTTCTTACCCATTTTCTGCATGTTAAATGAGTTCCAGTATAGCTTCATTGACTTAGACTCTACAATGAAATCATTCTCAGCAGAATAAACTACTTTAGCAACACAAGTAACAGGTAAACCGTTATCTGTTAATGCACTACATTCATAACCGTTCCAAATGTCGTAACCTACGAAAGGTAAGAAACCGTTCTTAAGATCAAGATAGGTACGGTTACGTTGGCGCTCTTCACGCACCAAAATCTCTGGTGTATAAGTGGTAGGAGAGTCTACTCTCTGACCAAGTACTTTATCAATATTATTAGTATTATAGCTCATTAGTGAAATCTTTCTTTATTGTATTAGTTATAATTTTAACTCTATCTTCTACAGAACCCATTACATAAACAAGTTTATCTGTAGGCATTGAATGATGTTTAATATAAAAATCAAACTGCTTTACAACTCCGTCAAAAAACTCTTTACCTACACTTCTTTCACCATCATCTTTTATTTCAAGTTCAGGTACAACATAGAATATTTTATCGTATGTTTTGATCAATTGTTCGTATATAGTTAACGCTGCTTGATATACTTCTTTATTAACTTGACCTTTTTCATAGAAGTATGAAGTATAAGCAATACCGTCTAAAACACCTCTATCTAAGATCCAGTTACCCGGAGTTAAGCCATACTCTAAATGACGAGCCATTACAAGATATTGAGTTAAAGAATTACCATTTTCGTTAATAGGTATAAGGTCTTTTAAACCTCTTGTTAGATTAGTCCTAAATGAAAAGTGATTGTCATCTAAGAACACATCATCTTTTAGAGCTTTTACTAACGTTGTTTTACCTTGTGAATGAGCACCGCAGATTGCAGCTTTATAGTTTGATCTCATAGTTTATTATTTAATAGGCTTTTGCGCATAAAGCCAACCCAATTTTGAATAGCCAAATCATGTAAAGCTTTAACATATTCATCTAAACTGTTAAACGTAGAATAGATATTGTGACTATAGAACTCTTTTTCAGCCACTACTTTACCGGCATCAACTTGAGGTATAACTTCATGAATTACATGTCCGTGTTGATAATAAGGTCTTTCAGCATGGTTAAACCATACTTTAGCTTGCGGGTCCTTACCTTTTAATTCAGGAAACTTAGTAATAAGACCTGGATGTCCGTTATATATTTTATATCTACTGCAAATTTCTGGCGGTAGTATACGGAGGTAACCGTGAAGAGTAATAATATCGGTATGTCTAATAGCTTCACGATATTCTTCTACGGTTGGTTTTTTGGGTAAGAATACAAAACGATCAAAACATTTCTCTAAAAGATTAGGATTAATTTTATCCATATCTTCAAAACTTTTATTAGTTATGATTACATCCGGAAACCTGCCGATACTTTTAGATATCTCATATATCTCAGACCCACTCTGAGAGAAAAATGTTTTCCAGATTAAAGTACGTTTCATATGTTTAGACGATACCCTATTGTATTATCACTAAAGAAAATTACAAGTGTAAAGTCAACAATACCGTGTTTTATTAGGTAAGGTTTGACGTCAACAAGCTCTCTTACCGGGAGTTCTTCATTACGAATACAATCCCAAAAACAATAATCCCGGATATGAACAGAATTGGCCAGTAAGTGAGGATAGTTTGCATGTACTGAATTAGTTATAGCTTCTAAAGTTGTCATCCATTAACGTAATTTCTAAACTGAGCTAAATTATTTGCAATGATTTTTTCCTGTGTTTCATCTGGTATTACATCTAATAAGTCTACAAGTTTGGTAGATTCTTTCTTCCAATTACCTATTGCATTAGAGTATTTTACTTTTTTAATACCATGAACTATAGGAGATGAGGTATCTAACGTCTCAATCCAGTTATACTCTGGTCCTTGATAGAAACTAAACTCTCTTGGGTGTGCACAACCTAATAAGTGATGCGGTTTCTTTGTATTAATAATACCGTCATTCATTAATTGATTAAGTGTCATTACTCTACCCATCATATAAGATACCCATTTGTTAGGGTGAGGAAACAATTTAAGATAGTAAGAATAGTCAAATGAAATAGCTAACTTATCTATACCAAGTTCTTGATCTAATGTTACATAGCATTTAACTAATTCTCCATAAGTCTTACCTTGCACCACACCTATCACCTTAGAATTATTAATAAAGTCCCAATCGTGCCATAAACACTTCTTAGCAAAATCAATAGTGCCTTGACAGTCTTCTAACACATCAGGCACAATAAACTCAGTAGGCTGAAGTCTCTGTATCCAGTAAGCATAACGCTTAGAGTCAAATGACTTACCTAGTTCAAAGATAGAATTATCTAATAAAACATGTCTGCCCATCTTAACCCCGTCTTCAAAGAACTTGTAATATTCAGGATGTGTTTCAAAAAGATGCACGAGTGCATAGCAGTAATCGTTGTATGTACGAGATATCTCTAACATACTTAAAGGAGATTCGTGAGATATTTTAATCATGAGAATATATCAAATAGGTCTGTTGTTACTTCGTTGGTTAAATCTGGTAATCGCCAACCTACTGCATCATACACAGCAAGTATTGGTGGTTTTATTATTGTATTGAACATTTCAATATAATCTACTTCAAATTCTTTAAATTCTGGTGGAAAGTTGTAAGGGTAGCAAAGAGTATCAATGTTATACTTGTTTGGTGCAATATAAATCTTTTTTACTTTACCACCGGATGTAATACGTTCATACTTTGTTTCCAACTTTAAATGCTTTAGTAATTGATTATACCAAATTGCACCTTTCACGTGGTTAGGGGTACCAGTACCAATTTTAAAGCCATCTGCTTTGACTTCATACTTCTCTAAGTCACTAAGACCTCCACGTATAGCTATCTCATCAACATGTAATGTTTTAAAAGAGTCATAAACCTCTTTATAAAGACTGTTAGCTTTTATTTGATCCTGACCTAACAAAGAGTTCTCAATGACCTTCTTAATCAGTTCTTTTGCTTTCTTTGGCGTAGTAGATCTTGCGATTTCAACACCCACATACTTAAACTTATTAACATTTGCACCTTCATCGTTTAATACGTGTATAATGTAACGTTTCTTTTGTAGATAAACCCCTACATCACAAATAGATTCACGCTTAAAGAAGTAACGAGGGTCTGTAGATTTAAATTCTGCTGCAGACCAGCGTTTAATCTCGTTATTTAAATACGTACCGATCTCTTCATCAATTAATTTTAAACCTTCTGGAGTTACTTTATTATTAGCAAATAATTTTATCTTAAGCTTATCAACAATCGGTTGAATAGTAACATGAGTGCTGTCAGTATCGCCATATATATTAAGAGAAACGTCAACATTGTATCTTTCTTTAGCATATTGATCAAGTATGATACCTGCTTGCTTAACCACCGATTGACCAGTAAGAGTAATGCTACCAGCGTGATCGCTATCACAAATAGGGCTAAACTTATTAGCAAAAACCCCGTAGATAGAATTGAGAAGAATCTTGATGACATGTTGGATGGTGTCAGCTCGTTCCATATTAAACTTACACATTTTGTATTCATCAGTATCAGAAGTTAAATTACTTAGTTGTTTCTTATATTCAATATATTGGTTTTTGTTTCTTACGCGTTCACTGTAAAGGTTGTCAATCAAAGACGGTACCACACCCTTTTTCTTTTGAGTGTATAAAACGTCAGCTTTAGATATAGCTAACTTTTCAACCTCCATAAGCTTTTGAAGCTTATCGTTAGGCACAGTCTTTTCTACACCACTCGCAAGTAATAACGTGGTATCTGTATCGGTTTTACGTATAATTTTACCGATTTTAGTCTCTGGTGAAATGTTAAGTGTAATGATAGTATTGGGGTATAGAGAATTAGCATCATAACTCACTACTGCGGTCTTTAAACCACGTTCGGGGTCTCTGACATAACCACCTTGAATTTCATCTCTTGTAGGTCCAGATACAAACGTAGGTATAACCATACCGTGTTTATATGCTTCTAAGGCTACACAACCAGTCACTATGGACACTTTACCTAAGGCAGCTTCAAAAGACGTTAAGCCTTTGTAAGCCAACATACGAATAATCTTAAAGAACTGTAGTTTCTTCTCCATTCGTACTAACAGATCAACGTCTTGAATATTGTAATCTACAAAGTTGTTCCAATCGTTTTCAGACAGAGAGGCTAAGTTAGTAGCGTTAATAGCCAGTTTACCTTCACCTAATTCGTGTTGTGCTACAAAGTTTAATGCATAAGATTCTAATAGGCCACGTGCAAAGCCTTTATACACTTCCATATAGTCCATAGCTGATACACCGTGTATGTACCAACGATCTAACTCTTGTCCTTTAACGAAAATACCTTTACGACACCAAAGACTCTTTAACGGGGATAAACGTTTAGCTGCACTCTCACCTAATAGACTATTAATACGGTTAATGAGATAGGGAAAATCAAAGAAGTCCGTATTCCACCCAGACAAAATATCGGGGTAGTAGTCTTTCTCCCAAAACTCTAAGAACTTATTAAGTAAGTCTATTTCACCGCTACACTCAGTATAAACAACGTTTTTACGTGAAGGTGTATAAGCCTTGCAACCCCAAGTATAGAACGTTTCAGATAAGTTATCGTATATCGTTATAAGGTTGATAGGGTGCTTAGCGTCTTTAGCTTCAGGAAATTCATCTGGAGAGTAAACTTCAATATCAAGGAAGCATACTTTTAAAGGGTTAGCAGAGAACTCAGGTTTTTCGTAATCGTCTTTGTACTTCTCAATAAGAAACTGTTGTTCTACCTGAATATTATGATACAAACGTTTAATAGCGCCATCCTGAGCAGCTTTATTACGTTCAAAAGCATTTCTGAATACTTTCTTCTTTAACTTAGTGTTAAAGATAGACAAAGCATCGTGACTATCCATATTGGTCTCTACATAAAAGTAAGGACTGTATGGGGTCTTAGTCATAACCCGTTTACCGATATTGTCCCAGGTAAATAGGTAAGCTAAACTCTCTCGGGAATTATAATATACGTTACGATACACAAAACATATTATGTACCCTCTTACTAACTAATCAAGAAGGAAAGTAAACTTTCATGTGCTCATCAATATGATCTTCTAACCAGTACTTGGTTGCAACCTTACGAGCATCATCTGATTCATTTAAGTACATTCTACGATCTTTTAGTAATTTCTTAGCTAAATCCATCATTTCATCAGGAGTATTAAATCGTAAAGGCGCTACAGGGTCTGTATTGTATGGTGGAGCGTCTTGGCATAAACAAGGTACTCCTAATGCACCTGCTTCAAGGTACTTGATAGGTGCTTTTGCATAATTAAACTTGTTATTTTGTAAAGGTGCAAATGCTAAGTTAAGATTTAACGAATCAAAAGCATATGCATATTCATATAAGCTTTTCCAACCTACAAATTCAACATCTCCAGACTGTACCAAATCTTGTAAGCTATAAGGTATACCACCCATAAACACCCATTTGTAGTCTTTATAAGTTTTACGTATTAATGGTATATACGGATCAATGTCGTCTTGCACCCCTTGTAACCTATCAATATTTAAATGAGTCGGACTACCTACATAACCGATACGTGGACGTTTTTTGTTACGATCAAAATTTTCTACTACTTTTGCTTTATTATAAAAACGATCTATCCAAAACTTTGGCAAATAATTAGGAACTACTATAGAAGGTACACCTGTTCTTTCCGTGTAATAATCTGCCATAAACTTAGTAGGGCAGGTAATGGCATCACAATGCTTAATAATCTCTATTGCTGTTTTACTAATAACAGGATCTACGAAAGCAGAACGTGACTTGTTATATAGTGGAATATCTTCAGGGAAAATGACATCGTCAATTTCATAATACAATTTAAACTTGTTTCCATTGTTAGAAGTATGTCTTAAAAACTTTACAAATTCTAATTGTGGTGGTGTTACCTGGCGTTGAATTTTTACTGATTTAACCGTAGCATAATACCGAGGGTCTAAAAGCATTACAGTAGAGTTAGTGACGACTCCTTTACCAGATGAGTTAATTAACGACTCAGGCCAGTGCATACGCCAAAAACCACAGCCACCATGATCAGCAGCAAAGCTCATGGCTGTATTTGCTGGTGCACCTGGAGTGGGTCCACTCTGTATAGCAGGAACATGATTCTGTGGTGTTGGAACACCAAGTGTTGGTGCA